CTCCAGACGCAGGGAGACCGCGAGGGCTCGCGCGCATCGTTCCTCTGTTTTTGCCTCTGCCAGCAGGCGCTTCAGTTCTTCACTTCCGGTGGGATAAGGGCGGTTTTCACTGTTTCGCATCACGCGTTCTCCTTAATTTCAGGCAATAGGGTGCCCGGCGGGTTTACGCCATTAGTTTTTGGGTTGGGTTATATCGGCATGGTCAGCCGTTCAGGAAATAAACTCACAACAGCACGAAAATGGTTCATGGCATTAATCAGCGCCCGTTTCTCTTCGGTCGTCAGCTCGCTGATATCGCACTCGTGGCGGGCGACGGGCAATCTCGCCAGGAAAAAGAGGGCGGCCAGCGCCCTGCTGTTCTCCTCAAAACAGGGATCGCGCTTATCGCGCATTTCAGCCATAAACCGCGCCAGCTCTTTTCCGCTATCGCTCCCGTATCGGGCGCGCAGTTCAGCGACGTGGTTAAGCCCGCTAAGACGCGCTCCCACGCTAAGTGGAACCCTTGCACGGGCAGCTTCTATCGCCATATCTCCCCTCGCGTAAACTCACGCACGCTAGTGCGCTGAAAACGGGTACAGCACGGTTTTTTCCGCCGTTTGATGATTGCGATTTCAGATGCCATGCTGCATGATTCCCATTTTGATAATGTCTGCAATCATTAGCCTCTGTCTGCCAACGCCTGCCGCTGATTGCCCGAATTTGTAATGATACTAATACCCAAGTGAGTATTAGTAAACACCCAAAGGAATATATTTTGATTTTAGATTCTCAAGTGAATAATGAAGAGTTACTCGATAGAATCTGTCAGGTATATGGTTTCACGCAGAAAATCCAGCTGGCCCGGCACTTTAATATCGCCGCCAGCTCGCTTCAGAACCGCTACGCGCGCGGTACCGTCTCTTACGACTTTGCGGTTCAGTGCGCGCTGGACACCGGTGCCAGCCTTCGCTGGCTGATGACCGGACAAGGTGCACAGTTTGAAGGTCACCCCGCGCCGGGCGATCCGGTTTCGGTTTCCACATTCACACTGAGTGATGGAAAGCTGGAAGAAAATACCACTTTGAGTATTGACTCTGGTTTCTTTAGCAAACCGCTGGCTCGCGGCATCGCCGTTCGGGCGGAGGGAAAGCTGCACTTTATTGAAAAAGAGGCATCGTTAACCGACGGCCTGTGGCTGGTTGAGATTGAAGGCACCGCCAGCATCCGCGACCTCACGCTGCTGCCGGGTAAAAAACTCCACGTGGCGGGCGGCAAGGTTCCGTTTGAATGCGGTATCGACGAGATAAAAACGGTGGGTCGCGTAGTGGGGATTTACAGCGAGGTGAGCTGAGGTTGGGTCATGAGAATCCTACTGGCGGTTGGATTTGTGAGCTCTACCCAAACGGTGCAAAAGGCAAGCGTATCAGAAAGAAATTCGCTACTAAGGGCGAGGCTCTGGCGTTTGAACAGTACACCGTTCAAAACCCGTGGCAGGAAGAAAAGGAAGACAGGCGCACGTTAAAAAAGCTGGTTGATTCATGGTATAGCGCTCATGGCATTACACTGAAAGACGGCCTGAAACGCCAGTTAGCCATGCACCATGCTTTTGAGTGTATGGGTGAACCACTCGCACGCGATTTCGATGCGCAGATGTTTTCCCGCTACCGAGAAAAACGGTTAAAAGTTGAGTATTCCCGTTCAAACAGAGTGAAAGAGGTATCGCCTCGCACGCTTAATCTTGAGCTGGCCTACTTCCGGGCAGTGTTCAATGAGTTAAACCGCCTCGGAGAATGGAAGGGTGAAAACCCACTGAAAAATATGCGCCCATTCCGCACAGAAGAAATGGAAATGGCCTGGCTAACTCACGACCAAATTTCGCAACTGCTCGGAGAGTGTAAACGGCATGACCACCCTGATTTAGAAACTGTGGTAAGAATTTGTCTCGCCACTGGCGCACGGTGGTCTGAGGCCGAGAGCCTGAGAAAAAGCCAGCTCGCGAAATACAAAATCACATACACCAACACGAAAGGCAGAAAAAACCGTACCGTCCCAATCAGCAAAGAACTCTTTGAGTCTCTTCCTGATGATAAAAAAGGCCGGTTGTTTAATGATTGTTATGGCGCGTTCCGGTCTGCTTTGGAAAGAACTGGCAGCGAACTACCGGCAGGACAACTTACCCACGTTTTGCGCCACATCTTTGCCAGTCACTTTATGATGAATGGTGGTAATATTTTGGTCTTGCAGCGGGTACTCGGCCATACCGACATAAAAATGACGATGCGATATGCGCATTTCGCTCCAGATCACTTAGAAGATGCCGTGAAGTTGAACCCTCTCAATTCCCAAACGAAGATTAATGAGGTTTTGAATGTTGCTTGATAATGTATCTATAGACAGCCGTATCAAGGGGATTTGGTATCAAATATCCAGCCAAAATAAGCATACATCAATTACTTTAGATGAAATAAAGTCCTTAGCAGACACGAAGGGTTTAACTATAATTGAATTAAGAGAAATCACCTTTGGTTATGATGTGCATTCAGATGGCATATTAATAAAAACCAACACAGGGAGCGCAATTTTCCCTAGACTAAGGGCTACCGAAATTAATTTATCACAAGAGCGAATTGCCCCGTCACTAAATTATGAAAAATACTGGAAGCATATCGATTGGTTTTTACCACCATATATTTCTAATGGGGCATTATCGGAATCGATACAACGGTGTGATGTAACCCCCAGAACCTTTTCAACAATTGATACCAAAATAGCTCAAAAACGTTTTGAGAATGAATTCTGCTCATTATATCCATTATCAGTAATAATTCCCGTAACCATTCAAAACCTATCAACATCCACAGCAATCAGCAAACACCTCCCTATAATTAAAGAAGCTATATTAGCGTTTTACAGCGGAATGAAAATAGCCGCCATTGCAGCTCTCATCCCAATAATTGAAGACATATTGAGAGTCATCGTTGGTGAAGAAGGAAGCGAGCTAGATACAGTAAGTAAAATAAATAGTTGTTTTGATATAGCTCGATTGAATGTTTTGAAACTTGATATTCATGGAGTGGATTGGATTCCTAACGAATTTTGCGATCCTACGTTTTTAAAAATCAATAATGAAAGAGTATTTATGCTTGAGACGCTTCGAGCATGGTTGTTAGATAGTTTTTACGCAAACACGATTAACTATGACAAAGAGTCTGGTTTTAATAGACACCATTTTGCACATGCCCTTTCCGATGTATGGCAAAATGAAAGTAATTTTTTCAGAGCGATAGGTTTAATACATGCGTTAGCATTTGTTGAATGTTTTTCATTTGCCGATAGCAGAATCAGTATATTCGTTCCTGAAAGCAATGACGAATCACTGTCTTTTCATGCAGAGGTACTAGCATGCCTTGAGGCACAAGCTATTAAAAAATTTGCATTGAATCGTTATCAGTTGACAAATGAATTGCCATTTAATGTGACAGCATCTGATGACGGATGGTCAATCCGTGCTGTTACACTGAGTGAAAAAATGGATAAAATAATAATACCTCTACTGAGAGATAAAGGTTGGCAATGTCACAACATTGGAGATCCAATAAAAGATGGTGAATACATAACCGTTGAAGCAAAGAAAAATGGGAGAAATATAAAAATAGCATTAGTTTACAGTTTTGCTATATCTCCCCAAATCTATTCACGGTTTAATGGGTCTTATGATTTTGTGCTGTGTCAAGGTGCCTCTTACAAGAGTAATGAGTTTACTTCTCACTTACAATGTCAGGCTTTACCCTTAAGCGCCTGGATTGCCCCTGATGCATGATTTTCTCATGTTTTAGGCATGGATCTTACTTGGGTTTAGATTGGCGATAAAGTGGCGGTAGAAATGGCGAATAATGGGTAATTATTGGCAAACAATGGCAATCTATATCAATGATAAATAACGCAAACTATTGATTTTCGGTTGTTCCTGTAGGAACTACATAATCGCTTGGTCGCTGGTTCAAGTCCAGCAGGGGCCACCAAATTTTAGTTTTACAATCATATGATTAAGCCACTCTATTGAGTGGCTTTTTTTGTTGGGTGAATGATGGATGTCCCCTGACTTTTCCCCAGGCATTCGCCAGGCTGTATCCCGCCTCTGATTTTTGCTGCACCCTATGCGAGCACATACGGAATCAATCACTCGTAGCCCGCCCTGCAGCTCACCCTCACAAACTGCAAAACTAAAGAAATCCCCCATCGCGCCGATCATCATCCGTGTGTATTATTTCCTGTAGCTTTTACAACAACTAACCTTAACTCAAATACTTAAGCGCCAAAGCGAAAGGCATCATGAGCACACCGAT